TCTGTCTGATATGAACAAAAATAAGGTATTTAACTATCTTATACAGTTGATGGAAACAGAGAATAATATGAAGATACTAACAGAGCTTCTACCTAAAATAAGTGGTTACAAAAGTAAATTAGTTCTGTATAGTTACGATTCATTTTTATTTGACTTTTACCTGCCAGATGGATTAGATTTTCTACAGAAGGTAAAAGGTATTATTGAACAAAAGGGTAAGTTTCCAGTCAAAGTTGGCAAAGGTTGGAACTATCATGAAATGGAAGATATAACGAGGAAGTTTAAATGATTACAGATTTAAATGAAATATTAGTAGAATGGTCTTATCGTACAAGCGATGGTAAGCCAGATGTAAAGAATAATGCTAAGTTGATAATACTAGAGTCAGTACTGAATGACTTTGGTTGGAGTAGAGAAGCGAGAGCTGAGTTGTTAAATACGTTGATGGAAGTGGACATAGTTAGAAAAAAACAACCAGATGGAAGTATGGGCTCTTCATACACAGTACAAAAACACAATCCTGAAAAAGGACAGGTTTTAGTAACAAAGAATGCTTCCGATGATGCTGTTGCTAAAGTGACAAAGGGTAAAGTAGATAAAGAAAAAGACAAAGGTGAAGAAAAACCAAAGGATAATGAAGAAGGGCCAAAAGTCTCTATGTCTAACACAATAGATAGAGGTGGAGATAGTAAGGTTAAAAATTTAGCATTTAAATATGGTTTTAAAGAGGTAAAAGATAAAGATGGAAATACTATATTTAAACCTGCGCCAGGTAATGCAGGTTCATTGTTAAATGAGGTTGTTTCAGGTGAAGTCGCACAGATGCTTGAAGAGAATCCAAATTTATCAGATGAAGAGCTTATTGATATATTGGAAGATAGATTTGGTGAAACTGAATTATTTAAAAGTAAAGGCAAAAATGGAAATTCAGGTAGTAAACTTGCAGGAGGACTAACAAAAAAAGATATTGATGTTCCTGAAGGAAAAAATGTTGGTTTGTATAGTAAATTATTCTTAGCTGTAAAGAGTGGAAGAAGAAAACATAACAAAGCTGTAGATAAAGCTGAGAAAAGAGGTTTTAAAAATCCAAAGATGGAAAACTACTACGGTCACTCATCATCATTTGACGCGATGGTGGATGCTATTAAGGACAAACAAGTGATTGGTCCCGAAGGTGAAAAAATATCACAAGAAGAGGCAGAAGAATTAATTAGGTCAGGTGGTGGTGGAGATAACCCATCGGATACTGGAACATTGGTATTTGATGAAGCTTCTAATAAAGTTATAATGCTATTTCACTCCGATAAAGATAGTTTAGATGCGATTGTCGCACAATCAAGCGCAAACGCAGAAGCTGTAGCAAATGAAAAAAATGTTGATAGGCTGGTTAAAGATGGTAAAATTACAGAAGAACAAGCTGAAGCAGTTAAGGGTAAAAATAGAGAGTTGGTAGATACTTTAGATGATACAGAAAAAGAATTGAAACAAGTGGTTACAGGTCCAGGTAAGTGGTTTCAGAAAAATGTAGAACCAAAAGATGCAATTAATAGTATAAAGAATGATGAGAATCTTGATGGTAGTAAAGATAAAAATGCAACATCTACAAAGTGGAAATCTGTTGTTAACCAAAGAGGTGAACTAAATTCAAAATTGAGAAAATATTTACCGGATGGAGTAAACCATAGAACTGTAACTGATGAACAAGCCTTAGATGCATTCTTAAAATTTATGGCTGATGAAGATAAGGGAGTAGATGTAAAAGGTAATCCTATAGAACCAACTGATGACCAAGTAACATTGATGGAAAGATTAAATTCAAGGTTTGTCGAAAAAGGTGCACCTGATATATTTACTCAATTAGAAGATATAAGAAATAGAACATTACAAGCCCAAAGAGATTTCACAAAAGATAATGATGAAATAAAAATAGATGTAGATGGTAAAGAAGTAGGATTAGGAACATTTTTAGAGGGTGGAACTGTGTGGAAACAATTTCATTTGGAAGCATCCAATTCTGATTCAAAGACAGGTGTTCATAAGTATCCTGGTATGTTTGAAACTAATCACGCTGGACTTGCAGTTGATGGCGAGACGTTGGTTGGTTGTATGGGTGGTGATGTTAAAAACAAAAATGATTTCGTAACTCGTTTAGAAGTTGGTGATATTGAAGCACAAAAAGGTGTTAGTGGAACACAAAAAGGATTAACTACAGGTGGAAAAAGATTAGTGTATGCTATAACTGCTGGTGGTGAAAAAATTGAAATAGGTCAGAAAACAATGAGAACAAAACGAGGTAAAACAGGTAAATTAGCAACCGATTACAAGTGGTCTAAAGATATGAAAGATTGTTTTTCTAAAAAGGGAAAGAAGTAATGAAAACACAACTACTCTGCACATTCACCCAAAAAGAAAATCTAAATGATATTCTTGACCTAATCATTTTATGTAATGATATACTCTACGATAAGATATATGTATTTCAGAATGGTAAAGACCACAACCAGCTTATCTGTACATACAATGTTGAGTACGATGGTGATAATCATCCTGAAGATATTCCAAATACGATATCACTACATAGAAAGAAACAAAGTAATACACTATACACAATCAACGCACTCAACGAAGTTATCAGAGAACTAAATGGTGGTGTGCTTGATAAGAGATTTCCCATACCTTGGGATGATTACTATAATAGTTTATTACTAACTAATGAGAACGGACTAAATAAAATACCGACAAAAATACACAGCATCGTTGATACAAAAAATCATAAAGAAAATTAAAAAAATAATTGTATTTCACTATTACGGGTGATATATATTATTGGTTACAGAATGATGTAACTAACAAATGAATAATAACTAATAAAATAAGGAGAATAAAAAATGGATATTAATTCTATTCGTAAGCGTCTTAATCAATTACAAACCACAAACAATAGGACTTCAAACCTATGGAAACCTCAACCAGGAAAACAAGTCATTAGGGTATTACCTTACAAACATAATAAGGATAATCCTTTCATTGAGTTGTTCTTTCATTTTGGTTTGAATAACAAAACCTATTTATCACCAATCTCTTTTGGTCGTCCAGACCCAATTGAAGAGTTTGCTCAGAAACTAAAAACAAGTGGAAACAGAGAAGAGTATCAGATGGCTCGTAAGTTAGAAGCCAAGATGAGAACTTTTGCTCCTGTTATTGTTAGAGGTGAAGAGACTCAAGGTGTTCGTTTTTGGGGATTTGGTAAGACGGTCTATCAAGAATTACTTTCTGTAATAGCAGATCCAGACTATGGTGATATCACAGACGCTGTTAGTGGTCGTGATGTATCAGTAGAGTTTATTACTGCTGAAGAAAGTGGTGCTTCTTTTCCTAAGACTACCATTCGTGTTAAACCTAATCAGAATCCTATCGTAGAGGATAAAGCACAATTGGAAAATCTCTTAGAAAACCAAAAAGACATTACTGAATTATATCAGGAATTATCTTATGAGGAGCTAACAGATGTTCTTAACACTTGGTTGAATCCAGATGATACATCAACCGAGAGTGGAACTCAGACTGAAGCTTCGTCAGTAGTAGCTGAAACAGCAAAAGTTGAAGATGCTAGTGCTGCATTTGATGAGTTATTCAATAAGTAAATAAAGTGTAGTGGGTGTTGAAGCCAACACTAATAAAACCGAGTGTGTGCGAAGGATTCTTTACAAAGCCGGACACACCCACTATCTAATAGGAGAAATATATGTCAGTTAAAGACGATTTAGCTGGGGTTCTTGCCGACTCTCTAAATAAGAAGTTCAAAGATTATAAGGTTGCTTACTTCTTGGATGGAGTTCAAGAAACACCAACAGATATCAAAGAGTTCATTTCAACAGGTTCAACAATGTTAGACTTAGCAATTTCAAATCGCCCTAATGGTGGTATTGCAGTTGGTAGGATTACAGAACTGAATGGATTGGAAAGTAGTGGTAAATCATTAGTAGGTGCTCACCTACTTTCAGAGACTCAAAAGAAAGGTGGTGTCGCTGTTTATATAGATACAGAGACTGCCGTAAGTGAAGAATTTTTAGGTGTTATAGGTGTTGATATAAATAATATGTTGTATCTACATTTAGAAACAGTAGAAGATATCTTTGAAGCTATTGAAGAAATCGTAACCAAAGTTCGTGAGTCTGATAAGGATAGGTTAGTAACCATCTTAGTAGATTCATTAGCTGCTGCTACAACTAAGGTTGAGTTAAATGCAGACTTTGATAAGGATGGTTGGGCTACTTCAAAAGCTATCGTAATATCTAAAGCTATGAGAAAGATTACTCAGATGATTGGAAGACAAAGAGTAGCTTTGGTATTCACAAATCAGTTAAGGGTAAAGTTAGGTGCTATGTTTGGAGATCCTTATACCACATCAGGTGGTAAGGCTCTTCCTTTTCATGCATCAACTCGTATTCGTTTAAAGAATAAAGGTCAAATAAAGGATACTAAAAAGAATGTAATCGGTATGACTATTCTGGCACAAGTGATTAAGAATCGTTTGGGTCCTCCACTTAGAAAAGCAGAGTTTCCACTCTACTTTGAAAGTGGTGTAGATGATGAGGGTAGTTGGTTACAAGTTCTTAAAGACCACAACTTAGTCAAAGTTGGTGGTGCTTGGTATACTATGAAAGACCACAATGATGAAGAGATTAAGTTTCAATCTAAGGATTGGGCTGAAAAGTTAGAAGATGAAGATTTCAAAGACTATTGTTACAAGTTGATTTGTGATAAAGTCATACTGAAATACACTAAAGCTGATTTAGGTATCGATGATGTAGAGATTACAGAAGAGGTGTTGGGTGACTAATGCTAGATACCTTTCTATTCTCGATGAGATAAAGAAAAAAGGCGGTGAGTTAGATTCAGAAGAACCTGACGACAAGGTATTGATTATAGATGGACTAAATACATTCATAAGATGTTTTAGCGCTATACCAACTCTCAATGATGACGGTGCTCATGTTGGGGGAATAGTTGGTTTTCTAAGGTCAATCGGATACGCTATTAGGACTATTAGACCTACTCGAACTGTCATAGTATTTGATGGTAAAGGTGGGTCTAACCGCCGAAAGAAGTTATTTCCAGATTACAAAGCTGGTAGGAACATGTCGGAAAGACTTAATCGTTCCTATGATTTCAATGATAAAGAAGATGAACATCAATCTATGAAGATGCAATTGACTAGGGTTATAGATTACTTAGATTATCTTCCAATCACAACGATTACTATTGAAGGTATAGAAGCAGATGATACGATGGCTTATCTTACCAAACAGGTTATGAAGACATCTAAGATAGTTTTAATGTCTACGGACAAAGACTTTCTTCAGTTGGTAAATCACAGAGTATCGGTTTGGTCACCAACAAAAAAGAAGATGTACGATCCTCCTAAAGTTTTAGAGGACTATGGTATTCCATCTCATAACTTTGCTGTTTATAGGTCAATAGATGGTGACAAGTCTGATAACATAGATGGAGTTCGTGGTTGGGGTTTGAAAACTATTCAAAAAAAAATACCACTTTTGCTCGAAGACAAGATACTTAATATAGATGACATTATTAAAGAAGATGAAAAGCTTAATGAAAGTGAAGAGTTATTG